GGATAAACACCCAACGAAGGTGCATATTCTCGGAAGTAGTACAACTGCACTTCCATTGGTTGGGCCTTTTTCGGGTTAAAAGGTGCATAATGATTGATGTCCTCTTGCTTGGCTTTTTTCCAATCTTCTGCATACATATACACATCATGGTCAAGTGTGCGCACGTTGCTGAAATCTACGTGGTAAAGTGCAGAAATCTGCCCTACTTTGTTGTAATGTACCTCATACGCAAAGCCGTTAAACAATTCATAATCGAGAGCTAACTTATTTTTGAACTCCTGAATACCCTCATAAGGGTTCACGTATTCAATTACCTTAACTGCGCTGGGGTTGCCATCCACCAAGGTTTCTTCTCCTGCAACAAATCGGGCTTTTTGCCTTACAATAGCCCCGTGTTTTGGACTGCGGTTGTAAAATTCTAACAAAGTATCGGGAAAATCGTTCTTTTCCCCATAGGTCACGATGCCTTTATTCTTGTTTTCCTTGAATTTAGGCAACTTTGACTCAGTGAAATTTATGCGTAGTAAATCGAAACTCATCCTATATGGTGCTGCTTAATGGTTGTATTGACCTCATGGTCATTAAATGCGGTATGTGATGCCGTTACATAGGCCAATCCCCTGTCAATTTCCTGTGATGCAAGTAATGGATTGGTATTGGTGGGGGAAGTTTGTGCGTATAAAGCCCAGTAATGCGTTCCTACGGCCAATGTTTTTGCGGTGCTGCTGCCCTCTACAAATGAAAATAACTGGTATCTGTTGGGTGCTGTGCTGGTATCGGTTACAATAAATGCCTTTTGTTCCTGCGACATTTCGGACTCAAACACCAACAGATAATACACGGGAGAAACGGTCACCTTTTCTCTGCCTGTGATTATCAATTCGGGTGTTCCTGCTTTGGTTATGTACAGCATCCTACCTATATAAGTAGGTCGGTTTCATGTTAAACAAAAAAGGCCGCCAAATGGCGACCCTTTCTGCATGAAAACACTATGAAAAAATCAAAGACCCAGCGAAGTTACAACAGCGGCCTGAACTTTCAAAGGTAAATCTGTCTCTTTGTGGAGAAAATTTAATACATGACCTTTGAAGTCACCGAAGGCTTGTCCGAAGTTTGTTTCACTCTGCTGCAACTGAACACCGTAGTCAGCACCCAGCAGCCAGTAGTCACCACTTGCATCCAAGGCAATGGCTAACATTCTGTTCTGTGCCAACAATTTAATCTCGTTGCGCTGTGCGGTGGTAACTTTGTGCAGACGTGCAACCAAGTCAGCTTCGTAAAACACGGTTCCGTTTTCAGTTGAAGGAATTGTGCGCCAAGTCATGGAGCCAGTTTCCTTTTCCAATTCATATTTGAAGTAGCTTTTGCCACCACTCAAAGTGTGGGCAGAAACTTCGCCTGATGATTTGGTGAGAGTAGATTTAGCATCGAATTCCACGAGCCAAATATTTTTGATACCTGCGGCTGCGGTTTTGCAGTCCAAGGTAAATCCAGTTGTTAATACACAAGCCATATTTTTTTATTTATTAAAAAGGGGGGTAGGGTTTTTCCCCACCCCCCGGGTTAAACTTTCTCTATTCGGTTAAAATTAGAGTGTGAAAAGAACAACTTGCTCAGGGTAAGCAACCTGACATCCGTATTTGAAAGCGGTGTGGAATTGTACTCTGCGCTCGAAAGGATTGAAGATAAATTCAAACTCTTCTTCTTCGTTCATCATGTCAGTACCCAAGAAGAAATTGCTCCACAAACCAGCAACGATTTTGTTAGTGCCGTTCATGCCGTGCAGACCGTAGATTTTGATGCCAGTTGAAGGATCAACAAGTTCCATTTCGGTAACTTCGTTAGCAGGGTAGTGGAACAGGTTAGCGTTCACCAGCCATTGACGATACAAGCGGAAGGTGTCTGTACCCATTGCGATAAACAGGTCAGGTTTTCCAAGCAATTCAGCAGGAATAACGCCATAAATAGTGATGATGATGTCATCAATGTTAGCAGCAGTGATAGAAGCGTAAGCGTTAGCCACGTTACCTTTGATAGGGTCACCTGCACCACCGAAACCGAGGTCTCCGAGGATAGTCAGGAAGCCATCCCAAAAGCCGTTGTTTCCAACACCACCTGTGGTATCACCCTGCCAAATTGAAGTTTCGATAGCTTCGGCAATTTTGGCAGCTTTTTCAACTCCGATTTGCTCGGTGAATACACCCATGTCAATAGCTTCACCAGCGGCAAGAGCTTTCTGTGTGTATTTGGTTTCGAGGTCTTTGGGGCACAAAGTTTCCTGAACCTTAACTTTTCCAACGGTCAGTGTGCGCTTGGACAGGGTAGTGTTGCCACTGGTCTGGTAAGAGCAGCTGTCAGATTGGAAGTAAACGTCTGAATACAGCAAAGGCAGTATTTCAGCAGATTTGATACCGGGGAGAACCTGTCCAGCACCCTGCAACAGACGTGCAGTTTTGGCGGTGAACATCGCTTTGGTCAGAAGGTTTAAGCTCTCTTCTTTGGTGTAATTGGTGAGACCTGTTACGTCAAATGCCATGATTTTATTTTATTTTTTGATTGATTTGATTGCGGAAACAAAGCCAAAGAAATTTTCCTCTTTTTCGGGTTTAACTGAACCGAATGGCTTTTTGGTCGGCTCAGGGGTTTTGGATGCAAACTTTTCAAACACGCTGAAAGTTTCTTCAACTTTACCCAGTATGTTTACAAGTGCGGTTTCAAGGGTAGCGATTTTCGCTGCCAATTCTTCGTTAGCGGCACGGAGTGCGTCAAATTGCTCCAATGATGCAAACTGATTTTCAACCTCAACTTCTGCAACTTCGGCAGGTTCTTTGGTTTCAATCATTTCAACCACACCATCTTTGGTTGTAACCAAAAGACCAGTGGTTGTTTCATGCACTCCATCAGGAGCAGGAACGATACCCTCTTCGCCTTTAACATTCAGGAGCATTCCGGCTGCAAGTTCCTCACCTTCAAAAACCACGATAGTTCCGTCAACCAAAGTCAACTCACCAAACGCAATCTCGGCAGGAGCTTCGCTGAAACGCTGCTTTACCTCTGCCATGAATGCGGCAAGAGATAACTTCATTTCGGCTAATTCTGATTTAAATTCCATATATCTTAAAAGGTAGTTACGTTTTTGCCTATGCAAAATTTTTCAGCATGGCGGTAATTTCACGCATCATTTCCAGCACTTCATCCTGTTCTTCCATGTCGAACAAGCCCTCAACTGAAAATCCTTTCCATTCGCCATCCTTAACTTTTGCCCAAATTTCCTCATTGTCTATTAAATAGGTCAGAAACCAACTGCCATCTTTTGCATCTTCGTACCCGGTAGGTGGCATCACACCACGTTTGCGGTCAATGAAGTAGCTCTCAATCATGTGAACACCCTCTTTCACGGGGTTGGCATGGTCGGTATTGACTGCTTTGTAGGCATCATTGCGGACAAATTTCTTTGCAATTTTCCAAATGGTATCGGCATCAAAGGTCACGTAGTATTCACCCCTGATGTCATCGTAGCGGTAAATGGGTAAATCGGCTAACATTGCCGGGCCTGTTACGATGCGCTTTTCTTCGGACTGCACAGAGTATGCCTGTCTCATATCTATCTGCTGTAATTTGCGACTTGCCCATTCGATACCCTCATCACCGCCCCAAGCCAACCACATAAGGCGGCCACATCCGTCACCTAATTCCTTGTCGCTGTTTTGCCTGTGCCTTTCAAACCCTGCCATCCTTGCAATGGTGTCACGGGTAATGGCTTCACCGTTAGCTAACTGATTAGCCCTGATTTTACCCACCGCAGTTCCGCAGTCACCCCATCCGTTTTCTTCGGCCCAACGGAGTGCAACCTTTGCATTTTCTTTGGCCGCTTCGGGGTAGTCATCATAGCTTTCAAATTTCTGTCTGCTTTCCCATTTGCTGTAACACACGGCTGCGGCTTGTTCCTGTTCCATGCCTTCGCCAATCATTACCGGGATGCAACGGCTGATAAATTCATCTTCGGTTTCGTTTGCTGTCGGATCAACGAATTGGTCTTTGAACAGCATGAAGTCTTTTTGTATGGCTGGGCGGTCAACGAGAGAAACAAAGTCCACCCCTGTTTCGTCATCATCATTGACCACAATTTTGTACACTGGTAATTCCATAATTATAAAAGTAGGTTTAAACGACACTTGTATTTCTTAACCTGCG